TCACGCTACTCTCGTGGTTAGGAAATTTTATGCGCAAGCATCGCAAGAGAAAAAACATTCTGCCTCTTATACTTTTTATCATTGTGGCAAGCTCCACAGGAGCATTTGCGGCTGACAAGCCAAAAACATTTGCAACTGTTGACGCCGGAATCAAGGCGCTAAAGGTTGCGCCTGATGTTCGCGCAGGTTACTCGCGCTCACTATTTAAGCACTGGTCAGATCTTGATAAGAACGGCTGCAACACACGTAACGATGTAATTATTCAGGAGGCACTAGTAAAGCCTAAGGTTGATGCAGGTTGCAAGATCGTTAAGGATACAGGCAAGTGGTACTCCGCGTATGACGGTTTAACCATCACTAATTTTTCCGTGCTAGACGTTGACCATATGGTTCCGCTAGCCGAGGCGTGGGATTCAGGTGCAAGCAAGTGGGACGTTGATAGACGTCAACAATACGCGAACGACGTGGGAGATCTTAACGCGTTGATTGCTGTCACCGCAGCGACTAATCGCTCGAAGTCAGATCAGGATCCAGCAGAGTGGATGCCTGCAAAGGACGTCTGCACATATGTTAAGAACTGGGTTCTAGTAAAAATACGTTGGTCATTGACAGTTGATGAAAAAGAGCTTAAGGCAATTAAGGACGTAAATGCTAAGTGCCCTAAGGCTAAGATATCAGTTATAATCGTTAAGTAGGAATCTAACAGAAAGGAAGTAACATGTGCGCAACATGTGGATGTGGACGCGGAGTTCCAAAGCCAAAGCCGTCAAAACCTAAGGGAGGCAAATAAAAATGGCAGCAGCTCAAGGAACAGCAAAGCGACTAGTTGAGGTTGTGCTAGCAGAGCTAGGCACGGCAGAAGGACCAAAGGATAACCAAACTAAGTATGGCGCGTTTGCCAAGGCAAACTTTCTGCCGTGGTGCGGAAGCTTTTGCATGTGGTCTGCAAATAAAGCAGGAGTAAAGATTCCTAACACAGTTTCAACTGTTGTAGGCGCAACTGCATTTAAGAAGGCAAAGCAGTGGCATGTTGCCGCGTCAGCTACACCTCAACCTGGAGACATCGTGTACTTTGACTTCTCTAAGGGAATGACCGCAGGCATCCAGCACGTCGGTATCGTCATCAAGGATAACGGCGACGGATCTGTAACTACAATTGAAGGCAACACCGCAGGTAACGACAAGGGAAGCCAGAACAACGGCGGCGAGGTTGCAAAGAAGGTTCGCGCATACAAGGCAAACAAAAAAGGTCTTCCTGTTTTTGTTGTGGGATTTGGCCGACCAGACTTTGGTGCGGCGGTAGAGGTAAAGGCCGAGAAGGTCATAGACACAACAGGAAAGGTTTATCCGGGAGAGACAATTGACCCAGGTGAATCAGGTATCCACGTTAAGACTGTGCAAGCAGCCCTAGGTATTAAACCAGCCGACGGTCAATATGGCCCAGTCACAAAGAAGGCTGTCATGGCCCACCAGGAGGCTAAGAAGCTGGCCGTAAACGGTGTGGTAGACGCAAAAACTTGGAAATCTATTACAGGATTGCCCGTAAAGTAACGCGAATACACAAAAACAGGTATACAGTATTACTAGTTTCTGACGTCCCGGGAGAGAACGTCTAAAACGTAAAGAGCCGGATAGCGCGAGTAATCACGCATCCGGCTCTTTTTAATTTTTACTAGTCTTGAATCTCCTGGCCTGATTGCTTATCTAGCACATACTTAATACTAGACGCAGACCATTTACCGCCATAGGCAGCAGATATACCCTCAGCATTTAAGATTCTAGCTATGCCGTTCATTGACTTTCCTGCGGCCTTTTCAGCATAGATGCGATCTAATACTGCTTGTGGGATCCTCTTCTTAGGGCCAAGATCTACTCCCCAGACTTTACCACTGTCTCGTCTATGCTTATGTACATCTTTTTGACGCTCTGCAATGATGCCTCTTTCCATCTCCGCAAGTGCAGACATTATGGTTGTGACAAACCTACCTTGGTACGTGCTGGTGTCTAGGTTCAAATCAAGAAGAACTAGACGCCAGTTATTCTTTGCCGCGCGGTCTACTATTGACAAGAAGTCGGTAGTAGATCTTGCCAACCGGTCAATACGAGTGACAATCAAAGCCTGGGCAGTTCCGTTATCTAGTCTATTAAGCGCATCTCGAAGCACTGGTCTGCCGGTAATTGACTTGCCGCTTCGTCCTTCTTCAAGTAGTACTTCTACGCTTGTGAAGCCTGCAAATTCCGCCGCGTTGCGCAAAGTCTTCTCTTGAGCCTCCATAGACATGCCGTCATTAACCTGCATCTGTGTGCTGACTCGGGCGTATAAAAGGGCATGTTCTACCTGTTTTTTAGGTTGTACATCTTTTGCCAAAACAGTACCCTCTATCGCTAATGTACAATAATGTAGTAAGAACATCTACAAAAAAACATTATACACCCTTAAGGTCAAGGATGTACGGATTTAAGGCATCTTTACGCGGTATGAGAGGAGTTAAAGAAGCTTGAATTTAAAGACGTTTAGGGCCTGGTGTTTCTACCCAAGAGAGAGTTTCTTCTTGCCATGCATAGAATTTATCATCTTGCGGCGGAAGTATTGGTGCTTCCCACCAATATAATTCTCTGTTTAGTATCCAGGAATTAAATGGCTTTGCTGGTAAAAATATATCTTCTTCTTCATCGTATATAGAACCTGGTCCTGCAAAATTTCTTCTAAAATTTCTGTTGTAGGAAGTTTGAATCCAACGCCCGCCAAGGTTATCTATCAACCACTGGTAGCCTTCATCACCATTTGAATCATCATTATCTGTAACCAATACTCTAAGAACTACGTTGTTCTCGTCTATCTCTGCCCAATGCGCCATTATGCCACCGCCGTTTTCAAATATCTAACAATAACTAATCCTGATCCACCATTACCACCATAATATACAGGAGTTTCATAGTTAGTGGAAATTCCTACACCGCCACCACCTGAGCCAGTATTTGGAGCTGCATTTCCACCCGCGGATTCAAAACTACCAGCCCCACCTGCACCATTACTATTCTGTGCAGATCCTTGGTTATAATTTCTTCCTCCTTGCCCTCCACCTGCGTAATAACCACCGGATCCCGTGGTAGTTGCAGTTGCCCAGGAAGAATACGACCCTGTCCCACTGCCTCCATTCGGTGAACTTCCAGCTGCGGCAGCGCCACCTCCGCCGCCGTTGTATGAAGCTCCACTATAATTTCCACCAGCGTTGCCTTCTCCTGGTATTCCAGCACCTGGTCCAATTGTTCCACCATGAAAATTATGGTATCCTTGGCCCTGTCCTGAACCACCATTAGTTAAATAACTTCCACCACCAGTTGTAGAAGCTAAAGATCCAATACTAGAGCTACTTCCTAGTGTGGTGCTACTAAAATCTCCACCAGCTCCAACAGTAATAACGTAAGATGCACTTGGTATAGATGTACTTGAAAAAACCTTAAAGCCGCCTGCCCCGCCGCCTGCGCCTCTGTATATATATGTGTATGGGCTGGTGAAGTAGCCTCCCGCGCCGCCTGCTCCGCCTCCCGCAATCACCATACAATCTGCGGTTAAAGTTCCTCCAGAAACTACTAGATTTGAGCTTGAAGTAAACGTTCTATAGAAGTAAGTTGCGTCTGATGTAAGAGTGCCTCCCGTGACAGTAGGCTTAGAAACGCTAAACGTGGCCAATGTAAAAGACAAAGCCCCTGACACTATGTAAGTCCGTTCCCGCTAATTATCCATGTTGTAGAAGTTGTTTTTAAGGCAGTTGCAACACCGTATGCTGCAAGAGTTCTTGTTCCTGTTGTGCCTGTTCCAGCCAAGTACATTGTGTCTGTTGTAATCGCAATTGAAGTTGAAACTGAGGCAGGATTGACAAAGGTTAAAGTAGCCCCTATCGGAAAGGCAGTTGCTGAGTTTGCTGGGATTGTAATTGTAATTCCAGTAGTTGTTGAATATATGTGCTTGCCAAAATCTGCGTACACGACTTGGTAATTTGCGGATACTGAATTTTGTGGGACTCCTAGAAATCCTGGAGAATTTGGTGTAGATAATGATGTTGCATCAGAGATAGACGTAGGAGCTGCTCCCGTTGCGCCCGTTGCTCCTGTGTTTCCCGTTGGACCAAGATTAGACACAGTGATTGATCCAGCCATCGACGAGTGGTATTGACATACATAATAAAGTTGAGGTGCGTCAAACGGAACTTCAAAGATGATAGTTCCAACGGCCGCACCGTTGTTTGTCACACCTGAGCTATAGATGTTTCCTGAGCTATACGCGCCTGAAACTGTTTGAATCCAAAACGGGTGACCAGATGCGTTTACGTTGATAACATAACGATGACCACGAATAAAAGAAAGCGTTGGGTTACTTGCACCGTCAATTGTGTAGGCGCTAGCGCCAGAGTTTGT